CAATAACAATATTACCAGTATATTTGCTTTTACCATCATACTTAACTTCAACACCCTTTTGTATTTCTGGTATCCAAATATCATATCCTTTGTACTTATTAATAATACTTGCAGAAGAATATTTCTTTCTAATAATATCTAAGACTTGTTCTTCTATTTTTAAACCAATAGACAAATCTTCTTGAAATGTATTTTCCATTTAAAACGGCATTTCATCTTCCATGTCATCAAAACTTGTTGGTGGTTCATGGTTCAAGTTTGATCCATTGGATTCTTTAGGTTTCCAATTATTTAAAACTGCATAACCTTCACCTTCTTTATTAGTTAATAAATCTAATTTAACTTTATCGTCTGGTTGTGTTTCTAACCATTCAATAAATTTTTCTTTATATACAGTTAAACTACCATTAACCCATTCAGGTTGATTTTCTCTAGGTTTGTTGTAATACAATCCTTTAGGATATGTTTTTTGTTCAGCCATATTAGCTCCTTATATATTTAGGTTTACGTTTCCATCTAGGTGGTTCTTTATCGTCTTGTATATACTGAATCATCTCTAATCCATAAGGTATATACCAGTCAATAAATTCTTTATCATACTGCACTAACTCTGTGTGCATTGCATCTGGTGTCCATACTACAAAGTGACACGCAATAGCATTGCAACAAAACATTTGAAGTTGCATCTGCATCCAATAGCGTTCAGGTATGCCTTCATACAGTTTTTGCGTATAAGGACATTTGATCTCTACAGGGATACCATTTAAGTAAGCATCAGGACTAGCACCAAAAGGTAACTCGTCATGCACAACAAGATGATTCCCAGAATGACAAATATCATCCATATAAATTTCAAATTCCTGGAGTCCTCTATTTTCATTATCAACTCCATATTGGGTTGCATCGTTACCCTCGAATGGTGGTTCTCGTAACGTCTTTTCTCGCCATAGTTTTTGTCGTTCATATAAACTACTCCATATTTGTGAGGCAGTAATAATGTTATGCCTACGGTTATCTTTAAGATGTTCTGAGGTCATTAGCGTAATCCCTTAGTTTTTCTTTAGCCATAGGTGTCATACTATGAAAGAACTGCTTTAGATGACCTTTAGCATGTGCTTTATCTAATTGATCCTTTAATGCTTGTAGATCATCGTCAGATATTTCTTCTATGTTTTCTTGTCGATTATCTTGTGTGTCAGCATCTTTTGTATCATCAATTAAAAACAAACCATTTAAAGCATACTTACGAGCATAACTACTAGAGCTTCCCCATGATTGACTTATGTCCATACCTTTTTTAGCAATAGCAACACCTGCTTGTGCTTTTACAGACACACTATGTTCGCCATTAGATAATGTTGCTGTAGCCTCTACATAAGGTATGCCACATACTTCTTTTGTTTCATCTGATAATGTTAGAGAGCAGTTAGCCAATAAAGGCTTAACTGCTTCTAATATATCTTCACAACTACGATACTTATAATTACCAAATGTGTTCTTTTGGTTTTTTGGTACTTTTAATGCTTCTCTAATTTGTATTAATTCTTTCATTGTTTATTCCCCAATATAACTTCATCTATAAATGCACCTACAAACAATACACCTACAAATGCTGTAACCATAATTAAACAGTAAACTGCGTTTTCTACATAGAGTTCCATATTAATCTCCTTTGTAATCTGGTTCTGGTAAATCTTCAAACTTTTTTAGTGCAAGGATGGTGGCTACGGACTCTGCGTAGCCTTCCTCTATAAAATGCTCTATTAAATTTTCTAGTAATAGTTCGTTGTTAATGTTAGACATAATTTCCTCCTACCTCATAATCATAAAGCTGTTGTAATGCCACCTTGATTTCATATTGTTGATCTGGGTGTAATTCATAATCAACTAGGTTATTGTTATCATCATAGTATTGAGTATGATTAATAACAGGCACACCGTGGTCTAAATCATATTCAACGACTACATATCTATAATCGTCACCAATATATGCTTGAGTATCGTAAAACATTATTTACCCTCCTTAAATTTTAATAACAGGTTGATCGTCATTAACTTCGCTAATCCAAAATCCTATTGGTGCTCTATATTTAGCTTCGTTAAGACTTATTTTTTTGCATTTAATAAATTCACCATGTTTTGATACTGTGATAAATTTATCATTTACATTTAAATTGCCAAAAAAATTATTACGAGATTTTATAACTTCAATCATTATTTACCCTCCTTAAGTTGTTTATATGATTGTGATTCTGTATCAGCTACCCACTTCTGATATTCAATCTGATCTTTAGTAGGTAGGTCGTCTAGTGATTGCACACCTTTAGTAGATGCGTCTAATGTAGCTTTGATTAAATCCATTTGTTTCTCCTTTGTTATTAATTACTACAATAACTATATTAAACCTATTAAAATAAAATGTAAAGCATATTGACACATATTTTTTAATTATTTATTATGGCTACATGAGAGGAGAATTTATGACATTTAATGAAGCAATTAAACATTTCAAAAATCGTAGCCAAATGTGTAAGGAATTGGATGTGACAAGACAGGCTGTAAGTCTTTGGGCAAAGAAGCCTGACAAACCATTACCAAAGATTAGACAATGGCAGATTGAAATGATATTACATAACAAAGGAGAGTAAATGCACTATTACCAACATAACATTGGTGATTATAGGAGGGATACTAATTTTCTAACATTGTTAGAACATGGGGTTTATCGACAACTATTAGACCAATACTACTTAAATGAGAAGCCATTACCTTGTGATCTGGATAAGATATATAGGTTAATTATGGCTAAAACAGAGCAAGAACAAGAGGCAACTCGTATCGTATTGTCAGATTTTTTTATGAAAACTGAAGATGGTTACATTCATAAACGCTGTGATGACACTATAAATGAGTTCCAAAACAAAAGTGAAAAGGCTAGAGAAGCAGCACAAGTTAGATGGGGTAATGCGAACGCAATGCAAACGCATAGCAAACGCAATGCGAATGGTATGCTAACCAATAACCATAAACCAATAACCAATAACTCAATAACCAATAACCAAGTATATAACACAGACTTCAATACGTTTTGGGATATGTACCCTAATAAAGTCGGTAAGGGTAAAGCCTATGATTCATGGAAAAAGAATAAGCCACCATTAGATAAATGCTTACAAGCTCTAACATGGCAAAAGAAATCAGATCAATGGGTCAGGGAAAATGGTAAATACATACCCAACCCTGCTACATGGTTGAACCAAGGTCGATGGGATGATGAACCAAAAGAGTATTTAGTTAATTTTTAGGAGGATATATGATAAACGATGACAAGCCACATTTTAGTCGTATGTTAAATAGTTTAAGTACGTTGTATGATAGACGCACATTATCGTCTGATGATTTAGCTGTTTGGTGGTATAAACTTAAACAACATGAGATTAAAGACGTTAGCAAAGCATTTGATGATTGGTCGAGTGGTAAGAATATGATGCCTAAACCATCTGATGTATTAGATATGTTGCGTAGTAGAATGATATATAAATACCCTAAATTAGAAAAACCTAAGATAGATTTGGTTCATGCTAGAGAAAAATTAAAAGAGCTGAAGGAAAAAATGGGATGGAAAAAATAGATTTCAAACTAACTAAACATAACATAAATAACTTTGTCCAAAAGTTACATGAGCTTGATCCTGAAAAGATATGGCACATAACTGTAAAGCCATTTGAATACAATCGTAGTAAAAGCCAAAACGATTACTATTGGTCGATGTTAGATGGGTTTACTAAACACATGGAATCTGGTGGTTATGTCACTCAACGTGATGATTGGCATGAATACTTTAAAGACCGTTATTTATCTGAAGATAAAGTTATAGGCAAGACTACATTTAAAAAAGTAAATAGCACAACTAAGCTCAATGAAAAAGAGTTTGCTGAATACATAAAACAAATACAAGGTTTTGTAGAAAAGTACGGTTTTATTTATGACTAAAAAAGAAAAAGAATACTTGAATAAATTAGTCAACTTTGGTTGTGTAGTATGTAAACGATTTCATGGTGTTTACACCGAACCATCTATCCATCATATTCGAGAAGGTATGGGTATGGGTCAACGTAACAGCACCGAGAACTGTTTACCATTGTGTCCTAATCATCATCAGCATGGTGGTTATGGTGTAGCGTTTCATGCAGGTAAAAAAGCATTTGAAGAAACATATTGTAGTGAGATAGAATTATTAGATTGGTTAAAGGATCGGTTATGAATGTACAACCGATACAATCTAAAGAAACTTATGATTGGTTGTTAAATGTTCATTATGCTAAAAGAATACCACAGATTATGTATGCGTTTGGTTTATATGATAGTGTTAATTTGATTGGTGTAATAACATATGGAATACCACCTTCACCTGCATTATGTGAAGGTATCTGTGGCAAAGAATACGAAAAAAATGTATTAGAATTAAATAGGCTATGTTTATTAGACAATAATAAAAATCAAGCTAGTTTTTTAGTATCTAATTCAATTAAACAGTTACCAAAACCTACGATTGTAGTTTCATACGCAGATACATCACAAGGTCATGTAGGATATGTTTATCAAGCAACTAATTTTTTATATACTGGATTGTCAGCACAAAGAGTAGATTGGACAGTTAAAGGTATGGAACATAAACATAGCAAAACAATATCTGACGGTATGACATTAGAAAAGATAAAAGAAAAATATGGAGATAAATTTTATTATCGAGAACGTGACAGAAAACATAGATATATTATTTTTCATGGAAGTAAATCTGACAAAAGAACTTTAATGAAAAAATTAAAGTATGAAATATTGCCATACCCAAAAGGTGAAACGAAACAATATGACATAAATCATAAACCATCAACGCAAGTTATTATGGAGTTTTAAAATGATATGTGAATTTGTATTTATAGTCATTGTCAATAATGAACCACATTATGTAGGAACATTTGATTCATGCAAACATGGTGAGTTGTATCAAACTTTGTATTTAGATAATCAATTAGAGGCTAGGTGCTTACCTAAAGACTATGTGGTATTGCCACCTAATTTTCAACATTCGTGTATAGACATACATAATTTTAAGGGGATAGAATATGGGAAAGGGAAGCAGTAGACGACCAACAGACGATAAAAAGTTTAGCGAAGGTTTCGATAGAATATTTGGAAAAAAGGAAAAGAATGGCAAAGATAAGTCCAACACAACTGACACTACGAAAGCTAAAGACCGATGGTTGGACAACACTAGCGATAGTTGAGCATTGGAATCCATTTGCTCGAATAAGACAAGACCTATTTGGTTGCATAGACATATTGGCACTTAAAGATGGTGACACACTAGCCATACAATGTACGACTTATAATAATCGATGGGCAAGGGTTAAAAAAATAAGTGAAAACGAACATCTTGGATCAATGCGAGAATGTAATTGGACTATAGAAGTATGGGGTTGGCGAAAAAATAAAAGTAATAAATGGGAAGTAGATGTTATTGATGTATCATAAAAAAAAGGGGGTTTCCCCCCTTTTTGTTATATAGTTAGCGTTTGTCCTATAGATGGATGCCTTCTAACTATATCTTCAAGCAACATTCTTTGTTGCATCTCTATGTGATCTAACAACTTAGCAGAAACCCTTGTAAATTTACCGTTTCTGTATTTTTCTGATAAAGCTAAAAGTTGTTTCTTTGTGTTTGCTTTATTAATTAAGGTCATAATAAACTCCTTTGTAATTGTTAAAAAAGTAACTCAATAATTTATTGAGTTATAAACCATTATACTCTTTTTATTTTATTTGTCAAATTACTTGACATATTATTTTTTATGTTTATACTAATAAATGTAGTAATTAATTAACAAAGGAGATACAAAAATGAAAGCAACACATTATGGAACATGCCAAATTTGCAATAACAAACAAAAAGCACCTAACGGTTTATTATCAAAACATGGTTACACAGTTGATTATGGTTTTTTTAATGGTGTATGTCATGGTGCTGAACATTTACCTTTTGAAAAAGACAGAACAGTTTTAGGTGAAGTGATCCAAGATTTTCAAGCACATATTGAATCTAAAATTGAAACACGAAATAAAGTAGAAAAAGGCGAATTACCAGTTTTAGTTAGAATTTATTTAGTGCCAGAAAACAATGGTTTTGGTCAAGGTAAATATCATTGGATAGAATACTGTGGTCTTGAAAATGGTAAGCCACTAATTAGAGCTGACAAATTGCCTAGTGGTAAAGTGCCAATGACTGCTCGTTTAGATGAAGATGGCATTTGGCATACTAGAGTACAATACTATGGTGATGACACACCACTTTCTAATTATCTTTATGCTTTAGACCAAGAAATTTTAAGAAATATTCGCCATTTAAGAGGTATGAAAGATAGGTATAACTCTTGGGAAGAAAAAGAATTAGAGCCAGTTACTACTAGACTTATGAAAGAAACTTCTGTATAATTTAGGGTGTAGGAGAGGTTCGCCCAGAATTTCCCTACCCTCCTTTGTAAATGCCCATTTCGGTGGGCATTTTTTTTGTTTAGGAAAAATGATGCCATTAAAAAAAGGTAAGTCACAAAAGGTAATATCACAGAATATTAGAGCTGAGATTAAATCAGGCAGACCAGCTAAACAGGCGATTGCCATTGCTCTCAGTAAAGCAGGTAAATCCAAAAAGAAAGGGAAGAAATAATGTACGGTAAAAAACCAATGAAAAAAGCAACCAAGAAAAAACCTATGAAGAAGGGTTATTAATGAAAGGTGTACCGCATTATTTACCTAACGGTAAACTTTTTAAAGGCAAAACACATAAACACAATGGAAAATTAATGTCAGGTGCTACTCATACTGCTAGTAGCAAATACTTAACACACAAAAAACCAAAGGCAAAATAACATGGCTAAACCAGGACTATACGCAAACATCCATGCTAAACGTAAACGTATTAAAGCAGGTTCAGATGAACGTATGAGAAAACCTGGCACAAAAGGAGCTCCAACAGCTAAAGCATTTAAACAAGCAGCTAAAACTGCGAAACCAATGAAAAGGAAAAAAGCATGAATCTAACTGTATATCCATACTGGGGTTTCAATCTTGGTGTTGAAGCTACAGAATCAGAAGTCGATGGTAAAGAAATCAACCATTTATTATTTAACTTAGGTTTTGTCAGAATACAAATTAGTGCATATGCTGACCAATCTGACGTAGAGGTTGAAAAGGAAGAATAATGGGTTTATTAGAATTATTAAGAAATGGTGGTATGCAAACATCTGGTGCTGTTAGTCAGGCTTCAGATTTAGCAAGACAATCACAACAACAACTTATGCAAGATTATGCTATGGCACAAGCCAATGGCTATCAAGGCACATTTGATGACTATGTATCATCAACAACTAGCGTCAATCCTACACAACAACAAACAATGTACCCAAGATTTGTTGCAGGTACACCATCCATGCCTGGTCTTATTTATCAAATGGCTAAATACTTTCAAAACCCTAATACAAGCCTAATGCGATAATGGCAACAAAGAAACAAGTTAATCTATCAGTTGGTCGAGGTGAAAAGTTATCGGTCAAAGCTGGTGGTGGATTAACAGCTAAAGGTCGTGCTAAATACAATGCAGCGACAGGCAGTAATTTAAAAGCACCTGTAACTGGTAAAGTAAAGCCAGGCAGTAAAGATGCTAAAAGACGTAAATCATTCTGTGCTAGATCAGCAGGATGGACAGGAGAACGAGGTAAAGCAGCAAGAAAACGATGGAAGTGTTAGATTCACCCTGTAACGGTGTATGTAGAATGGAAGGCACACATTGTAAGAGCTGTCACAGAACATACGATGACCTAGAGCAATGGTATTACATGAGTAAGGATGCTAGACTAGAACGTATGCGTCAGATAAGAGAAGAATGGGGAAATGATTAGAATATTTGTTGGCTATGATCCTAAAGAAGCCATCGCCTATCATAACTTTTGTGAGAGTGTAATAAAACATTGCACCGAACCTGTTAGTTTTACTCCATTAGCATTAAATACACTACAAGATTATAAAGAGAACCACAAAGACGGTAGTAACGAGTTTATTTACAGTCGGTTCTTAGTGCCACACTTATGTGGTTACAAGGGTAAAGCATTGTTTGTCGATGGTGATATGTTATGTAAGGCAGACATATCAGAGCTGTTTCGACCTATGTTCGATGCGGTTAAGGTGGTAAAGCATAACTACAAGACTAAATACCCTATTAAATACCTAGGTAACATCAACGAAGATTACCCTAGAAAGAATTGGTCTAGCGTTATGTTGTTTAATTGTAGCCATAAAGACTGTAGCAAACTAACACCAGAGTATGTAGCTAAAGCATCAGGTAAAGAGCTACACAGGTTTGAATGGACAGATAGTGTAGGTGAGCTACCTATAGAATGGAACTGGTTGGCTAACGAATACGACTACAACCCTGATGCTAAACTAATACATTACACTATTGGCACTCCATGCTTCAAAGGTTATCATAGCATGGACTACGGAACTGATTGGATGACTACATTCACTCATACGATTAACCCACTCACAGGAATATTTAGAAGTAAATTATAACAACCAACCTATACGGAGTTGTAAATGGATGATGCAAATAAAATCAAAGACTTACATGAAAAGACAGAA